ACCGGCATGGATCAACACAGCGACGGTAACGACGACTGTTGCCACGCCTTGTATAGTGACATGGAACGCACACGGTTTGTCAGAAGGCTCGCCGGTTGTATTTACGGGCGCGGGATTGCCGTCTGGCATTGTCGCAGGTACTACGTATTTTGTCGGTCGATCGCCTGCCGCCAACACGTTCAACATATCGACGACTGTTGCTAACGCGGCGGCGGGCACGTTCGTCAACACGACAGGCACGTCTACTGGCACACAAACCGGCACGAACGGCACGACGAAACGAGGAACAGGTGCTGGTACGACAGAACTCGTGTTAAACAATGGAGTGTGGACGAACGCAAACAGCCTCACGCACGCATGGGGCGGGGCGAGCGGAACGACGGACTATGGGACTGTGTCTGCTAACGCCGGAACGTATCTCGGTTCGGTCTATATCACCGCGAATGGCCAGACTGCGATGCAGTTCAAGCCGGCGGGAGTGGGCGGCGGATCGAATAACATCCTTGGACTCTACAACGCTTATAACAGCGTCGCAGTACTCTCTCAGGAACTTGACAGCACAGCAAATTGGACGTATAACTCAACGACGTGGCGAGCCGCGAACGGCAACGTGAATAATAGAATTACGTGGCTAGATGGTCTCGGTACTCGTAACGTAGACGGAACTTATCAAACTACGTTCGGGGCTAATACAGCCACGTCAACATTAGGAAATATAGGAGTACTATTCGATAACACAAATAGTACGCCGTTAGGTGCGAATGGCGTAGGAGCTTGTGCCGCAACGAACATTTTTATGAACCCACGAGGAAACGATAATTTCACAGCGTTAGGCTTGCACTATGTTCAAGCGGCCGAAAACTCGGGCCTAGCAACATCAAAGTATTTTGGTGCAGGAAATTATAGCCTCCTTTTAAGCTATATGAACTGATTGAGAGGCAATCTAGTGCAATCGCTCTCGGTTGAGAAAGCAGCAGCGGCACTAAGACCGGCGCAAGAGACGCCAGCGCGAGCGCGTCTGCCGTTGTTCAATGGTGGGATGCGAACTGACAAAGCGCCCGAAGACCTTGCGCCGAACGAGTGTGTTGATATCGAGGGGCTGCATATCGTCGCGGGACGCCTTGTCGTTGACACGGGATATGTGCCGTACAACGACGATTACATCGGTGTCTCGCAGGGCGTGTTCCAGGTGTTCTTCAACGACGGCTCGGTGGTCCTGCTCCTCTTCACGACGGAAGCGATCTACACGTGGAGCACAGCTACGCTTCAGTGGCAACCAGTGTCGCAGGACGCGATTAGAGCGACGACGGCGGGACCGTACAGTGCTGGTGTTAATGTCTTCTCGCTCGACAGCGTCGCGAATATCACGACTGGTACGCTCGTTGGACTCACGCTCGACGATGGCTCTGAACTCATCACGACGGTTACGAACGTCAGCGTGCTTGACATCACGACGACAGACGTGGTGCCAGTCGGTCGAACGGTCGCGAGCGGTGCGGACGTGTTCGTGTCGCCGACTATGCACGGTGACGTGCAGAAGAGCCAGCTTAGCGTCGTCGTCTTCCCCGGCAACGATTGGGTGATCTTCTCGAACGGGGTGGATGAGGTCTCGTACTACTTCCAAGGCGTCGTGAAGAAGTTGCCTGACCTGCCGAGTTCGACGACGTGCGGGGCGATTGCGGTATTCCACGAGACGGTGTTACTCGCGAACACGACGGAAGGAGGGACGCACCTACCTCATCGTGTTCGACAGAGCGATCTCGGCGACCCGTCGAACTGGACCACGGGCATCGCCGCAATCTACGATCTCCTCGACACGGACGATATCATACTCCGGCTTGAGTCGCTTGGGCCGTGGATGATCGCGTATCGAGAGCAGAGTATCATGCGCGCGTCGTATCTCGGCGTGTTGAATGAGATACTGTTCTGGGAGTATATGACGCAGCTCGAAGGGGCGCAGAGTCAAGGCGCGGTCGTCAACGTCGGAGGCGAGCATGTGTTCGTGGGACACGCGGGCATCTACGCATACCAGGGCGGTTACACGCTCGATAACATCGGCGACGGCGTGTTCAACAATTTCCTCGCTCCGACTGGCGACTTTAACACGCCCGCTCGTATTACACTATTCACGATCTTCCTCGCTGATCTGGACGAGGTGTGGGTGTTCTATCCGGCCGATCTATCGAAAACGCCGAACAAGATGCTCCGCGTCCAACTCGAGAACAACGCGTGGGCGGTCCGTGTGTTCGCGCAGTCGTTCGTCGCCGCGAACCTCGTGCTTCCGTTCGCACTGACGACGTGGGCGACGGCGAAAGGGCAGTGGAACTCGCCGCTGTGGGCGCGGCCGTGGGACTCGCGCTCACTGATCCAGAACATCCCGTCGGTTGCGCTGAGTCCGGCGACGGCGGATGGTCCACTGGCGCTGTATGAGTATCGGGCGCAGACCGACGACGGTGCGGTGATCCCGTGGACACTGACGACAAAACAACTCGGCGACGGGTATCAGTTCTCGCGGTGGGAGTTAGCGAGCGTGGTCGCCGCAGGCGCAGCTGTACTTGTCGAGAGGTCGGAAGACGAAGGCGCGACGTGGGTGACGGTCGGCACGTTCGATTTCGGTACGGCACCGGCGATTGCGGCACCGAACGTGTACATCGACCACGTCTCGACGAGGTTGCAACTGCGGTTCAGTGGCACCGACCCAACGTTCACACTGCGCTACGTCGATATCGTGTCGCTGGCGGAGACGGAGTGGTGAGATGAGTGAGGGAACGGACGGCTTCGCGGTGACGGATCGGTTCGACCCGCTCGCCATGCAAGCGTTCATGCGGCAGCCGGAACTCTACTGGCCGGTGCGAGATGCGTTGTCGCCGCAGCCAGAGCAGGTGGACTTCGTCGCGCACATGCTCGAACCGACCGTGTGGACGCTGGCAGGGACACTGCGCGGCCATATCGTCGGGTATGTGCAATTTGTCGCGCGGACAACCGTAATGGTCGAGCTTACGGCCGGGTTCCATCCGCAGTTCCGCGGACGGATCGCGAAGGCGATTGTGCAGTACGCGATTGGGCTGACGTTCCGGGACCGGGGCGTGCTTAAGATCATCGCGCTTGTGCCCGCTGACAATCGGGCTGCCCGGTATGGGACGGCGCTGCTTGGGTTTCACGAGGAGGCGCGACTGCGCCGGGCGATTGTACGTCCGCCTGACAGTGCTGGTGGAGTCCTCCAAGACATCATCATCTACAGCCTCGACCGAGGCATCTCACACACTAACGGGAGAGCGTGATGACTTCGACACTGTTCGGCTCCGCGCCGAAAGCGACGTTCTCGACTCAACCGACGATCTCGCCGGCCCAACAGCCGATCCTCGATACGCTGTCGTCTATCCTGTCCAACGCGTTCCCGTACCAGCAGGGAGGGTTTGGGCTCGGCTCGACTTCACTTGCGGCGCTCGAAAACCAAGCGATGAATGTGGGTGCGGGGCCAACAGGCGCGCAGGGTGGAATCAACACGGCTACGACGGATGCACTGACGAAGGCGCTTGGGTTCACGGCACCGAACGTGACCGCGAGCACTGTCACCCCGACGAACGTGACCGGCACTAACGTCAACGCTCCTCTAATCGACTCGACCACTGCGTTCACGAAGGGAGTGGTTGAGCCGCTCACAGACGACTTCCTCAAACGGACGTTGCCAAGTATCGCGGGGCAGTTTGGAGGGAGTGCGGGAGGCGCGTATGGGAGTGGATCGAAGAACGCCCGTGAGAACGCGGCGACAGACTTGGAGCGGACGCTCGCCGAGAAAGGTTCGGAGTTCGCGTACTCGGCGGCGGCTGCTAATCAGAGTGCGACACTGAACGCGTTGCTCGCTAACCAGAGGACGGGCTTGGCGGCAGGGCTCGCTAACCAGGCGACCGATCTGTCGGCGGCGACTGCGAACCAGGGCGCAGGGTTGACGGCGGGCGTGTCGAACCAAAGTGCGAGTATCAACGCGATCAAAGACATCCTCGCGGCGATTGGGCTTGCGCCGACAACGGCGACTCTACCGCAGACAGAGCTTGGCGCGAATATCGGGCTGAGCACGGCGACGTTCTCTCCGTACCAGCAGATGATCGCCGACTTGATCGCGGGAGGGACGGGGCAGACGCAGGGCACGAGTGCAGTCGGGACGGCAGGATCGTCAGGGCTGCTCGGGGGTCTGCTTGGCGGGTTCGGGAACTTCGCCGGATCGACAGGGGGAAGCTCACTCATCGCGTCGCTGTTCTCTGATCGCCGACTTAAGGAAGATATTGAGGAAGTCGGGTCGGTAGCAGGATTTCCGCTGTATCGGTTCCGGTACAAGGGACAACCGGA